GCAAATTGTTTTTCAATCCAGCTTAACGCTTTACCTACTATATCTCCTAACGCTCCTCCAGTAAAAAAGTCTAGTGCCGTACCCAGCATAGACCCTATAGGAGAAGCAAAGTTTATTAAAGCAGATAATCCGTCTTTTAGAAACCCTGATACAACAGGGGTCAAAGACTTAGCAAAAGAAGCGCCTGCTAAATCTAAAATTCCTACATCTTCTTTTTGAGCTAACTTATCGGCTATAGCAATTTCAGCACCAGGACTAATAGCGCCAAATCTTTCAAACCCTCTCAATGTGCGAATAGAAGAAGAAATAATGTTTCCAGTATCTTCTATTATTCCTTGTAGGGCAGTTCCATTTTCCATAGAGGTGGTCGTCTTAAAGCCGCTGATAAGAATTCCTCCAAGACCTTTTATAGCATCTACTACAGGGTTAGCTACCATTCCTACGGGATTTTGCATAGCCCCCATTAAATTACCCATCGAAGAAAAAGCGTTTGCGAGACCGGTAGTAAGACTTGTTATGGCAGACATAGAGTTTCCTAGTTTGCCTAATTTAATCATATGTTCTGAAATTTTGTAAGCTATAGAATCTTCTGCATCCGCTAAATCTGCTAATGCTTGTTCGTGGTTATTAATAGCAATAGTAGTTTCTAAAGTAGCAATGGCTAAATCAGCTTCGGCTACGGCTCTAGCAACAGAGGCTTCTTTTAAAGAATCTGCTTTTTCATCTAAAGTAGTAAAACTCTTAGCAAACTCTTCTTGCGTTCTAATGTAAGAAGAAGCATCTAATTGTCTAACAGAGTCTATTAAGTCTCTTTCTAAATCTCTACGACGCTCTAATACTTCTACAGTAGCGTCTAATGCTGATCTTTCTTGATCTCTTAAATTTTTTAATTTTTCTAATGCTTGAGCTTCTTTTACTTTTGCTTGTTCTAGCTGCTCTGCTGCGGTTTCTATTTCTTTTTGAATTTTGCCCGTAGTCATCTCTTGTATTAACATGCCTGAAGCAGCAATAGTTTGAAAGGATTTTTGAATAAGTGCTTGCTGCTGTCTAAAACGCTCCATATCAGCAGCTTTTTTTGCATTATCGCCTTGTATTTTTGTAAGTTCAGCTTGTTGATCTAGATTTTTAAGTTGTAAATCATTTAATTCACTTTGTGCTGCAAATTTTTGTACCATTCCTGATCTTTCAGCATTTAAAATATCTTTTTCAAACTTAAACTGTTTACCTAAAAGTGAAATTTCTTCTTTCTTATTTTTAATAGCAGTCTCTGCAGCTTTAGACTCTATTGCCGCTACTGCAAGCGCTGCATTGTGATCTTGATTTAGGGTATCTGCCTCTAATGTTTGGATCTGGTCTAAAGTGCTACCGCTATGTTCAAGACGAGTACCAAGATTGTCTGCAGCAGCTGCAGTGTTATCTAATGATTTTGTTACTTGGGTGACCGCTGATTGAAGTCTTGGATCAACTTTACCTTCGTCAGCTGTAAGTATCAAGTCAGCTTTTGGTGCTCCTGCTGCTGCTGCAGCAGTCAGCTCCGATTCGTTTACGCCGCCTCCACCGGTGGGACCTGCGCCTCCAGCTGTTGTTATTGCTACTCCATTCTTCAAAACTTCTGCTAAACCAGTTATATGAGCATTAAATTTTTCACTCATGCCCCCAACATGTTCTAGCATGGCGTCTCTCATGTTTTGTACGTCTTTAAATCTTTCTCGCTGCTCCTGCTGAGTCATTTCTAAATTTTCTCTTGCAGCATGTTGTTGGGCAGACATTAATTCTTGTTCTTTAGCAGACAGAGCTTTCTCTTGTTCTAATATACTAAGCTCCCCACGAGCTTGGAAGAGAGCTATTTCTTTTCTTGCTTTTAGATCTTCCTCTCTTGCGCTCATTTCTGCCTCTGCAAGAGCTACTTCTGCGGCAAATATTTGTTCTTGAAAATCTATTTTTTGTCTGTCAAGATCATAAAGAGCATCTACATTTTTAGCATTATTTTCAGCAATTAATTTATCCTGATCTCCTACTTTAACATCTAAAGCAATATCGCCTAGATCAGCTATCATATTTAATATATCAATAGTTTTTTCGTCAAAAATAGTAAGTTCTTCATCTAAAGCATCTCTTGCAAGAGATATTATATCTTTTTGAAATCTGAGTTCTTGTTTTACTCCCTCTACTCTAGCATTTGCTATGCTAGTTTCCAGATTTAAGGACTCTTTACGAGCATCAAATACTCCTTGTTCTATCTCTAATACTTCTTTAGTAGTTCTAAGTCTTGTTATATCTGCTTTAAGTTGTAGCTGCCTATTATTAGCTTTCATACCCATTAGCTTTAATTCTTGTTGCATCTCAGCTCTGTCTGCGGCTAGTTGAGCTTTAGCAATAGCTATTTCTGCTTGTAGTCGAGCTTGAGTATTTTCTTGAATAGCTTTTTTAAGTAGCTTATTAAGTTCTTTTTCTTGATCTCTAATAGCCTGTACTTGCTGGTATAAAATACCTAAAATTGCTTTTTCGATAAATTCTCTATTTTTTACAAGTTCAGTAAGAGTTTTTTGTTCTAATCCTAACTCTTTCATAGAGGTTAATGCTTGATCAGTAGGAGTAAATATATTAGTTTCTTCATCAAAAGTTCCAAGACCTTCAGCAGCAAGATTTCTAAATTTATTTTGTAAACTACTTAACTCATTCAACTGACCTTTTAACACATTTATTTGATTAATGGTTCTTTGCATAGGAGTAGCTGCTACTTCTATTCCATTAGCCGTTTCTACAAAAAATCCTTTTAAATCAGCATTTATCATCTGATCTGCGGCACTTTTAAACTCTTTTTGAATATTATTCAAATGTGCTAAAGTTTTTGCCGCTTCATCATATCCAGTACTTAAGCTTTCTACAGCTGTTTTCTGCTGATTAAGCAGAGCAGTAGATTGGCTCAACACTGTTTGTAATTCATTTCTATCTTGTATTGTTCGACTAAGAGTATCTCGTAAGGCCTCATTACCAGGGTCTGAGGTTAACTGTGTGAAAAGTTCGTCAATTACCTTACCATAATTTTCTAGAGATGTTGTGCCTGATTCTATAAAATTTTGTAAATTGCTTTGTGCAGTTTTTAAAGACTCTATAGAAGTAACAAACTCTTCTAGTCCTGTAGAATTATCTGATAAAACTTTATCTGAATTAGTTAATGCTGTTACAAATCCTACAACATTAGGAATAGCTGCTGCTGCAGCCGCATTAAGTAGCCTAAATCTGCCTCCTGCCATAGAGACTCCTACATCTACTCCTCCTATACTAGCTATAAGATCATCACTAGAACCTGCAACTTTATTAAAAGTTAAGGCTAAATCAGCACTCTTGTCATTTAGTTCTGTTAGACCTTGAATAGTTTGACCACTTTGTCCTGAAATTCTAGCTAATGTTCCTACAAACTCTACTTGTGCGGCTGTAGTGCTAGCTAAAGCTCTTTCAAAACCTTTGAGAACTTCAATTTGTTGTAATAAATTTAAATCGCCTGTATTATTAAATTGTTCTTGTAGAGCATCAATGTCATTACCTAGTTTTCTTATAGCAACATCCATGTCCTCTACAGCATTTGAAACTCCAAAGAAATATTCGGCTACAGAATTTACTAATCCTTTAACTTTAGAGTCGTAATCAAATACTGCGCCAGCCAATACTTCTAATGCCGCAGCTCCACCAACAACTGCTGCTGCTGTGCCTGCTGCAATGGTTCCAGTTAATACTGCTGCTCCTGCAGCTAATCCTCCTAGAACAGTTCCTCCAACCCCCGCTGCAATCGCGTCACCTCCAAGAGAGCTCCCAGCAATCTCGTCTAATTTTCCTCCAGCTTTTGTTAGTGCCTCTTGTACTTTTGCAAAAGCTTCAGCAGTATTGTCTGCTACTTCTCTAGCAGTAAGACCAAGACTACGAAACTTATCATTTATTGTGTCTATATCTACCGCAGAACTAGTGGCTAAAGATCTAATACCCATTTCTAAGTCTTTAGATCTTTGTCTGACAGAAAGAAAATTTTCCTTAAGAGCTTCTATCGCACGATTAAACAAATCTATTTTACCTAGTATTTCTAATATAATAGGACCAAAAGCCAAGGCTAGTAAAAAAACATTTAATGCTCTAAAAAGAGTACTAACTGCTGCAGAAGCAAATTTTACAGCACCTCCAAAAGTTCTTGCTGCTACAGAAGCAACTTTTAATCTTGTGGTTTGTGTAGATAGTGCAGCATTAGCAGCGCTAACTCTTTGGGCTTGAACAGTTAAGTCATTATTAATGGCTTTAATTTGTCTTTCATATTCGACAAAAGCTTTTGCATCTGGAGCAGATAATTTCTGTCCTGATTGAATTTTTGAACGTAGAGAGTCTGATTGCTTAAGCAGGTTAGCTTGTGTTTTTTGTAAAGAAGTTAATTGAGCTTTTTGAGCATCTCTATATTTTAATAAACTTTCTGCACCTAAATTGCCTGAGGCAGCTAAAGTATTTAAACTTTTAGCTTGATTACTTATTTCATCTGTTGCAGGTCTTAAAGCAGGAGCAATACCTTTAATAGTTGTTTGAAAATCTTTCATACCTTGAGCAGAAGCATTTACAACTTTTGAAGAATCGCCAAACTTTTTAGCAAAGTTTTCTCCTCTTGCAGCTAGAGAGTCAAACCCTGCACTGATAGCCATTAATCCAGAAGCTGCAGCTTGTCTAGCAACAAAAGCAAATACAGACACAGCCCCAGTCATATCTTTAGTAAAAAAGTCTATTAAAGGAGTAAGTTCTTCCGCTAGTAAAAATCCTATATTGTGTCCTAAGTCTTGTAACGTAGCACTTAATCGATTTAAACTTTTTTGTGCAGAAGGCACACTAGTATCGATTTCACTAAATTTTCTATTGCCTTCTTCGATAATTGCATTAACAAAAGCTTGTCTACGTTCAAACTCTGTAAGATCACTTGCTGCCTTTCCTATCTCTTTAGCGTACTTTCTGGTTGCAGGATCAAGTTTTGTAAAGATACCTAGTTCGTCTAAAAGTTCAGGCTCAAGCTTTGCTGCACCTCTAGTAAGTCTTTCAAAAGCATCTGATAAGTTTCTACCTAACGCAATAGATACCTTAGTAGAAATATTACCAAGTTCTTGAATTTGTTTAGTGTTGAATCCTGTAGAAAGAGCAAGGTTAGTCTTCTCTGCTACTTCTCCTAAAGATATTTGCCCTTGTGTTATATCTTGTAGAGTTCTAAGAATTTGAGTTCCATTCTCACCTACTTTAGCGGCAAGAGTTTGAGTTCCTCTAATAATGTTCTCAACTTGTGCAGCTCTATTTAATGCTGAAAAAGCTTGTTGTAATGCAAAAACAGTAGCCGCAGCACCTGCATAGGCTCCTACGAGCCCACCAAGTCCTGCGGCTTGTGCGGAGAACTGTCTTCCTGCGGATGCAGAAGACTGCCCTAATCTAGTTGTATTTCTATTTAATCTATCAGAACCCTTAGCGCTAGAGTCGGCAGACGCACCAATTTTACGAAGAGCAGCATTTAAAGCAGTAATATCTTTAGTTGCTCGCTTTGTACCAGTGGATTTAACATTAAGATTAATGTTAGTATTTATATTGCCTGCCAATCATTTTCTACCTTTACTTTTAGATTTTTGCTGTTGTTCTTTTTGTTTTCTAGAATAGTGTTCAGAAGTTTCTTGAACTAACACTGATAATAAAGTTAAAAACAACATTTCATCTTGAACTTCGTGAATGTCCATAAATGTTCTAAGACCAGAATAATCTTTTCCTAACCATGTGCCACTCATACCAGCAACACTATCAGGTAAAAGATTAAATATTGCTAATGCAATTTGACTCTCATAAGCTAAATCTGAATAGTCTATAGGTATTTCTGACTCTATAGGCGTAGTCCCCATTTGCTCACACATCATAAAATATTGCTCTTTGGTTATCCCACCAGTTTGCAATGTTTCTGATATGTAACGTCTTAGTTTTTTACTTGTGAGTCCGTTTTTTCTTTCTCAAAGACTTCAAAATCGTTCTGACAATCTGTGATAAATTGATCAAAGATAGTAGAGTTTCTTAATAGCTCTAATGCGTCTTCTTCTGAATAAGGAACTTCTTGATCCAAATTAGCCCCTGAAGTTTCAATAGGCATTAGTCTTGCTAATTCTCTGATTGTAAGACCTCTCCAACCTCTAACAACTTCTCTAGCGTACTCTTCGAGGAACTTTTCGTTATCTACTTCTTCCTCTCTTTGGCGAGAACGTTTGTTAAATTTAATAGTTAAAGATCTATTTCTAATTTTAGTTAATTTTTCTCTGTTTAAATAAGTTAAGCTAACAAAGAAGTTGTCACTATCTGGAAATTCTACTTCCACAACTTTTTCGTTAATCATTAAGTTTTTAATCATACTCATAGGATTTTTCCCCTCTATATTAAGTTAAAAAGAGACAGCTATTCGATCTAACGTACAACAAGTGAGGGGTTATTTGTTGCTTGCTAAGAATAGCTGTCTCCTAGTGATAATAAATTCATGAACCCCTCAACTATCATGAATTTTTATTAGTTATTAGCTAGTTGAGCTAACAAACATTGTGAATTCATCACCACAAGTAGCATCAGTTTCTTGTGCTAAGAAGTCAACTGTAATACCCACAACATCATCAATTGAATGCGATGGGAAGTCAAACTGAACAGATGGCATATTAATAGCTACATATGGAGCTGTTGTGCCACCAATTTGTAAGTTAGCGCTTGCACCTGTTGTTTTAACTGAAGAATTTGCAACAATGTCTTTCAAGAACTCAGCTGACTGGTTTGCTCCTGCACGTAAGTATGCAGTAAAGTTACCTGTCACTGTTTTAGAACCTGTAAACTGACCGATTGGAGAGTTCAAGGAAGCTAATTCTTCTGGAGTTAGATAAGAAGCGTTGTTGTTGTATCCCCAACTTAAACCAGTAACAGGGAACGTATACGCTTTTGACTCTCCAGAAGCAGAAGAAGTAACTGCAATAGAACTTAGTCTGTTCTTGATAAAGGCTGATGTTACATCACTGCCAGCTACTTTAGAAGTACCAAATGGGTGGTAAGATTGAGTGGCTGAACCACCTACCGTAGTAGAGCTATTAGCTGCTGCAGTAGATCCGCTGTTTAAGGTTCCTCCGAATACTGAAATAGCTTCATCTCTTGTAGCACCAGTTAATTCATAAAGGTTAGTACCGAAACCACTCCAAGAAGTAGTTGCAATAGAATCAATAGCTGCATCAATAGAACCTTCGTTCACTGCTGCTTGACCAACTTGATATACCACGTTATCTACTTTAAAGTACAGTGAGTACTCTTTCATAGTTGGGAAGTTAGAGCTGTGTGCAGATACGTTAGCATTAGAAGCAGCTACAACATCCGCGTTATCAGCAAAACCTCTGTGACCAAGGTGGAAAATACCATTATTTTCCCACGCACTTGTTTCAGCACCGCTTGCAGCAGGTGCAGTATTTGAAAGCATAGATTGCCATAAGAACCAGTCTGCTAAAGGCTTAGAATTACCAGTGGCTGAATCTGCGCCATCTGTAGTAATCATACCTGTAGGGCGAACATAAGTGCTCATGCTCCATTCCACAGGGTTAATTGCAGTATTGAATCTTTGAGTAGCTCTATCAGGAGTGTTGCCTGATTCTAAAGTAGTAATATCTTGGTTAGTAGCACTCTGGTTAAAAGCATAACCAGCTAAAACTTCTACTCTCCAAGTGTTATCAGGCGTCATTGAAGCAGATACGCCTCCGCCATTTAAGTCAATAGTTGACCAAAAAACTTCAGTATTTCTCTGAAGGTTGATTTGTGTATTAGGACCGCAATTGGGCATTTATTATCTCCTTATAAGGTGACTTCATAACGAACTTGTACTTGTAATTCTACAATTCCATAGGGGGTTAGAAGTCCTTCATCTGTGTTTATAGACGTTAGTGTTAAGTCTAATATTTCGTTAGTTGTTGGTAAACTATAAATAATATGTTCAATATCTTGTGTGATATTATTTATATGTTCATTCACTAATTCATCTTCTTCGTCGTAAATATAACATCTTAACATTACGGGAAGTAAGGAATTAATTTTAATATTTCCAAGAACACCACTATTATAATCTCTAGTCTCTGCTCCTGGAACTACATAAATTGAGGGAAAGTCATTAATTTCTTCTAATGGCTTAAAGCCTCTATATACATTTTCATGTACGCTAGTTTTAAATACATAGCCGCCAAAAGGTGAGGCAGTACCATCTATTAACATCAAATTATCAATTAATGTTTTTACTATATCTCGTCTTTGAGACATTTTTCCACCTAACTTTATAAGAGTATAACATAGGAAAATAACTACGGCAATTTAATTTTTTTAAACTTAAGCACGTATCAGGTTAAACTGACGAGAGTAAAGTTTTTGTGTTATATCTCTTATACTACCTTCAATTAAATTTTCAACTTCGTAACCGTAATCTTCTAAAGAATAATATAGAGGCAACGAATAATAATTAATTATAGAGTTTTTATAATTAACTTGAGCTATTTCTAAATTTTCAACAAATCTGCCAGACCTAGTAGTAAGAGTAGGAGGTTTTGCTCTACCTGATTTTTTCATTCTACTAAGAACTTCTATCTGAAGCAAGGAGGTTAGTTGAGCAGCAGAGGCAAATCTTCCTTTTCTAACTTTAGAAGTAATTGCTAAATTAGTAGCTAATACTTTTGCTGTTCTCTTATTTAAAGTATTAAGAAGAGCTGTGCCATCTATTCCAAAATTTAAAGGGATGGAACCTCCGCTAGGAACACTAATAGTTGCGTTTGAGAATGTTAAAGAGTTTATTATAGATTTTAAATCTTCTG